GCATCCTGAACACCAGTGGCAACTAATTCAATAAGTGCCCCAGACATTGTTTATTATATATAATGTATTAAAAAAATAATTCGTTAAAAAATCACAAAGAGCAATGGTCGTCTTTCAGGCTTTAACCTGGGAATCGCGCGACGTTGAGGAGAAACACGTTGTGAGTATTTTCGGACGCACTGAAGATGGAAAGTCTGTGTGTGTGACGACACCTTTTAAACCTTACTTTTTCATTAAGCTGAACAAATATATTCACCCTGGTGTTATTTTTAATCAGCTTAAGGATTTTATTGAATCCTACAACTTGGTGAAATTCAAGGACTTGTGGGGATTTCAGAACAATACCAAGTGTGATTTCATGAAACTTAATTTTAAAAATCTCGAATTGAAGAAAAGTTGCGACAGGAGGTTGAGGTATCCCCTGAGCGGTCAGAAATTTCCCTGCAAGGTGTACGAATCCAACCTGGAACCCGTCTTGCGTCTTATGCATCGCACCGGAATTCAATCGACCGGGTGGCTGGATTCGGGTAAATGTACGCGCTCAGACCTGGCTAAGACCGATATAGATCTTCTGTGTAGCGACTGGAAAACTCTCACTCCGGTGGACCGCGACGACATGGCTCCTTTTGTGGTGGCGTCATTTGATATTGAATCCAATAGTTCGACTGGAAAATTCCCGGATCCCGATGTTCACGGTGATTCCGTTTTCCAGATTGCCATCACTCTAAAACGCCACGGGAGCGACGAAATCTATGACAAGACGTGTCTTTGTTATAAGAAAACGGCAACCCTCGAAGGGTGTAATGTGGTGTCCTATCCCACTGAAAGGGAAATGCTCATGGGTTTTAATGAGTACGTCAATGAGAAGGATATTGATATTATGACGGGCTGGAATATATTTGGTTTTGATTTGGAGTTTATTTACAAGCGTGCTATTCTGGTGGGATGTCCTCCCGAATTTTACGAACTCGGGAAATTGAAATATATTTCATCGGAATTGGTCTACAAGAAGCTCTCCTCCAATGCTTTGGGGGACAATATGCTTAAAATTCTCCCTATGGCTGGACGGTTTATTTTTGATCTCTTCCACGAGGTAAAGCGCGAGCAGAAACTGGATTCCTACAGTTTGAATTTTGTTTCGCAAAAATTTTTGGGGGATCAAAAAATTGACATGGCTCCCAAGGAGATGTTTAGGCGTTTTGTGGAAGAGGACCCTGCTAAATTGGGCGAAGTGGCTGAGTACTGTATCAAAGATACTTTGCTTCCTCACCAACTGCTGGATAAACTGTGTAATCTTCTGAATCTCCTGGAGATGGCTAAAGCGACGTGGGTTCCCATATCCTACCTGTCTGAGCGCGGTCAGCAGATCAAGGTGTTTAGCCAGATTACCCGCAAAGCCCGAGAGTTGGGTTTCATGGTTCCCACAATTCGGTGGGGGGAGATTCAGCCGGCGAATTACGAGGGTGCGACGGTTCTCGAAGCGCAAACGGGTGCGTACTATGTGCCCATTACAGCCCTAGACTTTGAGGGGCTTTACCCTTCCATCATGATGGCCCACAATCTCTGTTATTCCAGCCTAGTTGTGGATCCTCGCTACGAGAATGTTGAAGGTGTGACCTATGAAAGTTTTGAAATTAACGGTAAAATCCATAAGTTTGCCCAAAATGTTCCGAGTCTTCTTCCTTTGATTTTAGCTGAACTCAAGCAGTTTCGGAAACAAGCGAAGCGGGATATGGCGAATGCCACTGGACAGATGAAGCAGGTGTACAACGGGAAACAGCTTGCCTATAAGGTATCCATGAACTCTGTATACGGTTTCACGGGCGCTTCAAGGGGTATTCTCCCTTGTGTGCCGATTGCCGCTACCGTGACCTGTGAAGGGCGCCACATGATTGAGCAAACCAAGGAATTGGTTGAGCGAGAATTTTCAGGGGCCAAGGTTCGTTACGGTGATACGGATAGTGTGATGGTTGAGTTTGATATGAAAGGTAAAATGGGAAAGGAGGCCCTGGAGTATAGCTGGAAATTGGGTGAAGAGGCGGCGCGGAAGTGTAATATGATATTTAAAAGTCCTAAAAATTTGGAGTTGGAAAAGGTGTATTCCCCTTATATTCTCTATTCCAAAAAGAGATACGCGGCTAAGATGTGGACGCAGGATAAGAATGGGGAGATGAAAATGGATTGCGTGGACGTAAAAGGACTTCAACTGGTCCGGCGTGACAATATTCCCTTTGTGAGGGAAGTGTCGAAAGAAGTTCTCAATATTATTTTGGAAAGCAATAATCCCGAAGCAGCTAAAAATCTGGCTCACGAACGCGCGGTTGAACTTCTGGATGGGCGCGTCCCCCTGGAAAAACTGGTGCTCTCGCAGAAGTTGGCGGACCAATACAAAAGTAATAATTTGCCCCACGTTCGGGTGCGCGATAAGATAAAATCCCGCGAGCCCGGATCGGAACCCCAATCCGGTGACCGTGTTCAATTCGTGATTATTGAAACTAAAAATGCTAACCACAAACAGTTTGAAAAGTCTGAAGATCCTAGGTGGGTGCAAGAGCACAATCTAAAGCTGGATTATCATTACTATTTCACCAATAAATTCATGATTCCCGTTTGTGATCTTCTAGAACCTTTGATCAATAATCCAAAAGAAACTCTTTTTGGAGATTTACTCAAACGAACAAAAGCAGAAGTAAAATTTAAACATTTGGGTTGTAAAAGAATCGACGATCTTTTTTCACAATATAAAAAAGTAAATCCTAGTAAATAGTAAGTGAAATGTCTCTGAAAAATCAAATACATGACCTAATTGAAAGGGAGGTAAGTGTAAGAATTGAGACGAGACTAACCGAACATTTAGAATTTATTTCAAAAAAATGGAATATTTCCTTCCGGATTCTCCTTCAGGATTCCATGGCTCTTGAAGATAAAAATAAACCGGGTGGTGGCGGTACTACCCGGTGTGGAGGAATAAAGGCGGATGGCAAAAGATGTGAGTTTGCGGCAAAGGAAAAGGGGTACTGTAAATTTCATTTAAAACAAAAGAAGGTTGAACGTTCAACACAAGTTATTCAAACTTTTTCTACTATCGAACATACTCATCGTTTAGAAGAATGTTTGTGGAAGGCGGATTGCCCCGCGTGTAATCAAGTTCCTCCTAAACAAAAATCACTTATAGACAGTACTCAATTAATATAAAAGATGTTAAATAAATCTGCTATTCTACTTTCATCTATCAAAGATTTTTATACAAGTAATGAAAAAAATGAACAATATCTTCTAGATATTTTAGAAAAGAAAAACGGTATTTCGTTGCGAAATTTAGAATGGTTTATTACTAATTATTCAAAAAAAAATAACTTGAGTTATACTACCCAAGGTGGTAAAACGTTTAGAGTCCATTGTGCCTATAAATCAAGCCTGGATGGGTACAGTAAAAAATTGTTCGATCCTTTTTGTCGAACCGAAAAAATTGATTTTGATTTGCCTAACCATGAAAAATCTATAAAAACAACCGTAGCCCAGCTTAATTTTATTAAATGGTGTATAAAAAATAAAATTATTGATTATATTCGCGAAAATAAATCCACTCTGCTTTCAAGAAAAAACGAGTGAACAAAAGCCGTTGTTATATTTTAAAATTGCCTGACTTAAATAAAAGAGATGTAAATTATAGTTGCTCCCCGCCGCGTTTTGATTTAGGTCTCCCGTAAGCAATGAATTTGAATTAGATAGTATATTCAAATTAGCTGCCCCCGTAGGTAGAGAACTTAATGGATTTATCGCAAATGAAAATGTATAAATATTTCTATCTGGAGTTTTAAAATAATGCTGGTAGGTCTGAAGATACTTGAAATAAGTCGAGCCTAATCTTGACGTGTTGCTAGTTCCTTTTAACATAATATTCTGGCTTTGTCCATTTAAATGAAGGTCGGCGTTGGACATAATTACATTACTTTCTTCCAGGATGGGATTAGAATTAGTTATAACATTACTAAAATTAAAACGATTGTTAAAACATTCAATATTACTTACTTGTTCTAACAATGTATTTCTCAAAAACCAGTGGATAGATTTTACAGGTAAAGAGGGAACAAGATTATTTTTAAAATGTTTTACTGCTGAAGATATGGGTAATACAGGATGATTCATTAATTTAGTTAATAAACTAATTTGTTCGGTGTGTTTATAAAAATCTCTTTCTTCATTGCTCAAAGTGTATTCTTGCGTTACTAAATTTATTTTATCTAGGAAAACTTCAGATGTCGTCGTAGTATTGCTAAAAAAAGAAACTTCATTAAATTCTATTCGGATGGTCACCTCCTGGTTCCACACGGCACACATTAAAAAATACGGAGTATGAGTCGAAGAATTTATTCTGGTTAAAGAATTATTAAAAGAATCAATATATCTACAAAAAAATAGATGGAGCGGGATAAAGAGACTGGTTTGAGCGGAGGTTACGTCATTAGGACCTAAAGTAGCTTCAAAAACATCACTCCCCGAAGTATGGATAAATAATTCTTTATGAATTACTAGCCAGTCGCCGGTAAGAGATTCAATTGTATCACCATTAACAAGGAAATCTACTTTTTTTATCAATCCATTTCCTACATATGCACAATATTTTCCATTAGGATCAACCGTAATCGCTGGTAAAGTACATTTGATCCACGCGTTGGCTAATACGTCTCCGGATGTTTTAGGATTCAAAATAAAACTAAGAGTTTCCCCAAAGGGCCAGGATTGTTGGTTATTTATATGATGCCTTAAATGGGAATGAAAAAATACTGAACTATTGGTACATTGTTTACTTTTAGGTTTAAAAAATGAATGATCGGGGCTATTAAGGAATTTTTCTTGTGGTCCTATCGCCGATAGCGACAAAACGGCACCAGTTCCGGCACGACCTCGCTCTGGCATTGTTTTTTATATATATTAACATTTTAATACGTCTGATTTCCACATGGCTACATGCGAAGTTGCCTTGAGGGTTTTAAGTTCTTCAGAAATAGTGGTACATTCCAGGGTAAGTTTCTCGATCGCCTCCTCAGTATATTGATGAGTTTTAATGTTCAAAAGATAATCATAACTTTCGTTTATCTTTTGAAACTTCTTTTCGAGTAACTCGGATTCGATAGTATTTTTTTTGCGTTTGAAAATGATAAATTCATCATTCACAACTTGCCTTATAAATTCAGACTTGTTTCGAATTTCAACTTCGCGTTCGAAGAGGTCCTTGAGCAGATTGAGTTTTCTCTTTTTGTAGTACTGAATACGAATTTCTACAAAGTCCACGAGTATTTCTTCGGGGGTGCTATACTTTTTGATTCCCTGAGTTGGGTGGAAAAGATGCATATTGGTGGTGCGGATTGTTTTAGACATTTTGAAATCTTTCACTAAATTATTCCCCGAATAGTCAAAAATATCAAAGTTGACCTCCTCAGTCGTGCTATTGTTGAGATATTCGGAAATAATCTTCTTTTCGACCAGGTCGTCAAGGTGTTCCTTGAAATCCTGAGTCCAGCGACCGGGTGGGAGCTCCGTCACGGAAATCCTACCTTTCAACCCTTTTTTCCACACACCGGTTGCCGTCCAAATTTGGTTTGATTCAGGATCTGGAGTTATGGTTCCCTTAAAACCATTAAAATAGGGAGTCATAGTCTTAATATTTTCTTGATTGATGATACGAAGAATATTTTCTTTGATGTCTGCGGGATTGAAGGATGGAATATCGGTACTAAATCCCGTGCCGATTCCTTCAGTTCCATTTACCAAAACCGTCGGAAGAACCGGAACGAAATATTCGGGCTCGATAAATTTCCCGTCATCCTCTAGATAGTTTAGAACCGGATCATCCCTGACATCAAAATAACACCTGGCTTGGGGTGTCAAGTAGGTATTAATGTACCTTGTCTGACTCGCATCTTTTCCACCCATAAGACGCGTTCCAAACTGGCCTTTGGGCACCAAAAAATTTACATTGTTGGATCCCACAAAATCGTGTGCTATTTTCACAATTGTGTCTGCTAGAGATGTTTCACCGTGATGATAACTTGTTAGTTCAGCTGTATAGGCTGCCAATTGAGCTACCTTCATTTCCTTGACAAGTTTGCGTTTGAAGCATGCGTAAAGAATTTTTCGCTGTGAGGGTTTTTGTCCATCCACCATATGGGCGACAGACCGATGGAGGTCCGCGAGACTAAAATTTACAAGATCCTTGCGAATAAAATTAGTGACGGATAGGGTGGTAATATCCCCGTAGGCCACTTCCAGGTCAGAAGGGTTTGTTTTGGAGCTTTCCAGGAGCCACGTTTTGCGATTATCGGCCAGAGTCTTATCAAAAGCCAGCAGAAGAGACTCATGGGCGTTTTCATCGGCTTCAAACCGAACGGTGAGTCTGGTTATATTCTTGAAATATTCCTGAGCTTCCCTAGATGTGGAAGTACCAAGTCCCTTGTAGTACTTAATCGTCCAGCCCGTGGGGTTTTCTTTGTACCACTCCTGATACTTCGCATTTGTAAAGAAAGACAATTGGGTCTTCCCTCGGGTCGCCTTAACCCGAGGAGTAACCATGCTCACCACAAAACCCAACTCAATAAGACTTGGCCAAAAAGTCTCAATCATATTAAGAATAAGACCTTTGATATGACTCCCATCGTCATCCTGGTCGCTCATAATCATCATACGACCGTACCGAAGATCGCCGAGAGACGTGTAGGTTTTTTCTTGTTGAAGACCAATTATAGTTTTGATATCACTAAACTCCTGGTTCGCCATAAGTTGTTTGACCGACGCATCCCGAACATTCTTACACTTGCCGCGCAGAGGAAAAACTCCGTAGTGATCCCTGCCCACAACCGAAAGACCAGCCACTGCCAAAGTCTTGGCCGAATCTCCCTCTGTGAAAATAATAGTACACTTTGAAGAATTAGCTGTCCCAGCACTGTGGGCGTCATCGAGTTTGTTCACTTTCACTTTGGACTTTTTCCCACCATCGGTTTTCTTGAGTTCCTTTTGTTCTCGAAATTTGGATACCGCCAGGACCTCGGTCTGAACCCCCGTCTTCAGGATATTTTTCAGAAAAGGCTTTGTGAGGACAAATGAACTCCCAAACTTTGACGCCTTGAGCGTACACTGGGACTTTACTTGGCTGCTGAAAGTGGGATCTTCGATTGTAGATTTAACAAACACAAAAAATGTATTTTTCACAAATTGAGGGCGAAGCTTGATCTTCTTTCCCAACTCCTCAATAATCCCCGCCGTAATCTGTGAAGCCACGTGGTCTACGTGAGTTCCACCCTGGGTCGTACATATTCCGTTCACAAAAGACACCTGCTGAAATCCGTTATCCGATGGAGCAACCGTAACACTCCACCGATCGGTGTTGAGACTTACACACTGTACGTCGTCTTCGAGATACATTTTGGCGTACTTCTCCGTCGTCATTTTCTTGATAATCTTTCCCATGAACGACACCTTACACGTGGAAGTTGTACACACGACGGCGTCATACATGCGTTTTTCGATAATCTTATAGAAATCCTCATCCAGTCCGGTCATCTCAAAACGAGCCCAATCCGGCTTGAAAACGATATTCACTGTGGATTTCGCACCGACGTATTTTGTAATCCTGGGCGGGTGGCATGTTTTCATGTTGTTTTTCCATTTTTGTATGTAGTGGACGTGATTCTCCGAATCCTTGATGTCAACGACAAACTCAGTCGAAAAAATATTTGCCAGTTTCGCACCGTACCCGTTACGACCACCCACGACCTTCTTATTGTCTTTGTAGTTGGTGCTCGTTAGAAGATGTCCAAATGTCAGTTCGGGATTCCAGATATTTTCTTTGGGGTGTTTCTGAACACAAATACCT